CGCGCAATCCGCACGATCGAGGGACAGGTCATTACCAAGCCCTCGGGCGGAAACGGCTGGTGACATGGCCATTCTCAACCTTGTGATGGTGACAGCCGCCGTGAACCAGCAGCCAATACATCGCCAGCAAAACGGGGAGAGCGAACAGGATGCACATGCTCAATCCTTTCTCGGCGGCTTGAGGCCCTTCAGGGTCTTCACATGCTGCTTGCGTGTATTGACGACCCACTGGTCGAGCGCCTTGTGGCCGTGATCGAGATCGCCGAAGCGCTCGATGATCTTGTGCGGCGGGATCACGATCTCACCGCCGGCCGCGACAATGTCGGTCTTGCCGCTGGCCCCGCCTTCGGCCTTGCCGAGCTTGAGATGCGGCACATGCGCGCCGGTGCCCTTGAGCGCGGTCGGCGCCGAGCCATAGGGCCCCATCTTGAACATCTTGTTGACGACGTTGGCGCCCGCGATGCTGTTGCCCTGGCCGACGGCGGCGACATGATCGGCGGGAAGCACATAGGCACCGCCGGAGACCGAGATCGGCAATTTGTCGGTCCGCCCCGGCACCGTCGAATGCAGAAAACCTTCGTGGAAGAGCTGGCGCGACGCGGCGCGTTCGCCGAGCGGCGGCGCGAAGCCGCCTTGCGCCATCTTTGCTCCGGCCCGGCGTGCCGTTGAATAAGCGATGGCCAATGCCTGCTCGCGCGACTGAACGTGTGGCGACTTGCCGACGTCATGCATCAACGTCCGGACATTGGTCTTGAACGCTGCGGGCGATTTGCTGTGATCCAGCGGCATGCTATGAGAATACGCTCATACCATGGGCCAATCAAGCCGACCGGATCAGCGTCAGCCCGCCGATGTACGCAGGCGGCACATTGGAGAACGGCGTGCTGGTGCCGCCCTGCGCATTGCCGGTGAAGACAGCGGTGATCGCCCCCAACACCGTGCCTGTGGGGACGCCGCCGCCGCCGGTAGCCGAACCGCCGGCATTGTTATACGCCGTCCCGAAGGTCCCGAAGGCAATCGACCCCGCCGGGGTATAGGGAGGCAGGTTGCTGGTCCCCAATGTCGTGGTCTGCGCGCCGCCCGTGGCACCGACGCCGGTGCCGGAGAACACCGCGCTCGAAATCAGGCCGGCGCCTTGATCTAGCGCGAAGCGCGACTTGCCCTTCGAGTTCGGCAGCAGTGACGAGCCGAGGATGATCGGCAGCACGGTATAGGCCGCCGGGATCGCGCTGCCGTCGCAATTAAGATATGGCGGCACGGTGCAGACCGTATTCCAGGCCGGGTTGGACGAGCCGGCGTAATCCCAATAGCCGCCGACCGGCGGGCCGAAATTATGGAAATAGAGGTTGGTCCCGTCGTTGACGCATTCGAACGGCTGCCCCGGCGGGCAGCCGATCACCTGCCCGCCGGTCGCCGTGGTCGCCAGCGTGATGGTGAACGCGCTCGATCCGGTGCAGAGGTTACGCACCTTGTACGGCTTGGTGAACGAGGTCGGGAAGGTGATGGTGACATTGCCGGTCAATGTCGAATTGAAGGTTAGGGTCGCGCTGCGGAACTGGGCGGCGGAGAGCACGACGTTGGAGTTGTTCAGCCCGATCGTCGTGATCGCGGCGGTGACCAGATCGATCAGCGTGCCATTGTTGTTGACCGGCGTGTCCCAGGTGCCGACGTCGTCGCCGCGCGCGGGTTCTTCCCACTGGATGTTCGGCGTAAAGGTTGAGGCCATGGTTCACCTATGGGAGAAAGAGCGGAACTTTGTAGGTCCCACCGGATGATGTGGTCACCGTGCCGAATTGCGACGGCTGCGATGAATTGAAGCTGACCGCCCCCGTCGTCGCCGACGTCGACAACGTGCTGATGTTCGGGAACGTGGTTCGGATCTGCGTCGTCAGGTTGTTGATCGCCTGCACGCCCTGCTGCATGGTTTGAAGCAGATCACCCAGTCCGAATCCCATGGCTACCTCCTGCCCGATTGCGCGAAGCGGAAGCGGATCCGGCCGAGCCGCCAGAACTCGCTCGACGCATTGCTCTGGATCAAGGCCGACAGCAGCTTGTTCCTGATCCGGCAATTGATGAAGCCGGTGGTCGATGTCACCGTATAGGGACCATAGGTGACCGGCATGTCGCCGGGCGTATTGACGCCGAAGAAGGTGATGTTGATCGAGGCGCTGGGCGCGGCGGAGCGCAGCCCGAAGATGAAGTCCGGAATGATCATGTCGACGAACGGAATCTCCTGGCCCTCGCCGATGGTCCAGTAGCCGGTCTGGAACGAAGGCAGGCCCGCGCCGGTGATCGCGGTCCCGGTCTCGTGCTGAACCACCTGCCCGCTGGTGTCGGCGCCGAGCGGCATGCCGAGGATCGACACATCGGTCCAGGCCGTGCGCGACAGCGCGCCGTAATCCCATTCGTACTCGCTGCCCTCGATATGGACCTTGACGTAGCTGTCATTCTCGCCGGTCGAGGCCGCCGAGGGATAGAACCACGCCACCTCGTTGAAGGCCGAATTGACCGCCACGCGCACCTTGCTTTGGTTCGCGGTCGACAGGTTCTGGAACACCTGGTCCCACACCGTGCAGGGCAACGGGGTGACGCCGTTGGCGCCGAGGGTGAAGAAGTTGTTGTTGCTCATCCAGTACGGACCGCCGGAGAGGATCCCGCAGGCATGCGAGCTGATCCAGCCGCAGCCTCGGCCCACTTGGGTATGGTTGAAGATCACGACGCCGCCGACATAGGTCTGGGTATAGACGTCGATGTCGGTCGAGATCAGCGCGAATTGCGGGCATTGAATGCCGCCGATGATCAGCGAGCCGGTCGACAGCCGGAACGAGCCGGCGGTGGTCTGGTTGGAGACGGTCCAGTTGGTATAGTCGCCCGCGTTCGACCAGCGGATCAGAAGCGGGTCCTGCACGCCGGTCGACTGCACGCTGCCCCATGCGACGAGGATCTGCTGCGGCATCGAGATGTAGATGCCGCCGTTGAAGAACGGCGCCTGGTTGATCACCTGCGCGTTCTGGAAGCCGAAATCCGGCGACCACACATAGATCGGCCCGCCAAACGGGCACGAGATATAAATCTCGCCCCAGTTGTCGGTGGTCCAGTCGGTGGCGGCGATCGGGGTCCCGGCCGCCCCGGCCGAGGCCGTGCCGGTGCCGAAACCGCCGGAGCCGAAGCCGCCCGCGCCGAAGCCGGAGCCGGCGGCGGTGGGGCCGAGGGTGATGTAGTAGACGAGCTGGGCGTTGCCGCCGTTCATGGTCGCGGTCGCGGTGGTGCTGGCCTGGGTCACCGCCGTGATGGTGAAGACGGTTGAGTTGATGACCGAGGCGATCTGGTACTTGCCCTGCACCACGAGACCGGCGCTCGATCCCACCGTGGTCGGCGCGATGAACTGCTGGAACAGCCCGGTGACCGACTGAAACCCGTTGTTCGGCAAGGTGACCGTCACCGTCGCCGACCCGCTGGAGGTGTTGAAGACCGGCAGGATGCCGCTCGACGCGACCGTGCCGGTGGCCGCGATCGAGGACAGGATGGTATAGATCGACGACCCCGTGACCGAGTGAATCGGATAGGCGCCGTTGAGCAGCAAATTGCTCACCGCGACCGGCGTGTTGAAATAGACCGTGTTGAAGACGCTCGCGCTCGACCCGGCATCGACGATGGTGACGACGTTGCTGCCGCTACTGGTCGAGAAATTCGGCGCCGGATTGGTGGTGTTGGTCTGCGGCGTGATGTCCTGATAGGAGCCCGCCGTGATCACGCCGAGATTGCCGGTCGCCGCCACGCCGAGGTGTTTCACCCCGGCGATGTCCTGCCACGGGTGCAGGTCGCGCACCGTCGAGCCAATGGTGAAGCTGGCATAGTTCTGCCAGCCGCCATAGGTCTGGACCAGTTGCTCCTTGTAGCGGATGAGCTGCGACAGCGAGACGCCCGCCTGGTTGGCGGACAGCGTCTTCTGCACGTCGACACCGGGATTGAGCTGCACCGCGCCCCAAGGCATTTTGTCAGCTCCTCGGGTTGACGGGGTTGGGGATTTCGGATGTCCATTGCTGCGACTGGAACTTCATCCGCAGGCTGTCGATGCCCATCGATTTGAGCAAATTGTTGTACTGCGCCTCCCAGCTCTGGGACATTTGCGGGTTGTCGCTCTGGCTTCCAAAGTCGCGCATGTGGCCGGCGGCGAAGATCATCCCGGCCGCCACCATCAATTCCGGCACATTGGCGGAGAGCCAGGTCGTGCTGTTCGCCGCCGATAGCGGATTGGGCCGGATCGTCGCCACCACCTCGGTGCCATAGGCCTGATCCGGCGTCGGGCCGAAATTGATCTGGGTGTCGGTCACGCGCGCAAAAAACTCCGGCTGAGCGCAGTTCGATGACGCCGCCGAGGGATAGATCGCGTCGATCACCGCCTTCGATGCTGGCGTCAGTGGCACCCGCGTCGCGAACGATGATGTCGCTCCCGCCGAGGTCAGAAGGTTCAGGCTTTCGATATTGAGCAGCGTTCCCGCCGTGGTCGACAGCGCGATGGTGCGTACCCCGGACGAACAGGTCACGCTGGTGTCGGTCACCCGCGCCGCCGGCAGATCCAGATCGCGCCACAGCCGCCCTTCCGCATAATCGATGATGCCGGGCATGATCGGGCCGAAATTATTGTCGCCGGAGACGAGGATGGTCGAGGAGATCACCGTGATGGTGGCGATTTCCGAGACATAGGACGCGTAGGTCAAAGCCATGGGGTGACCTCAGATGTCGTTCGCGGCACCGTCGGAGACGTTCAACACCAGTTGCGCGATGGCGACCTGCGAGATTCCGTCGCCCTGCATGGCGATGCGGTGATACTGGAACGCGGCGCCGGAGGTAGTGTTCGCGGTAATCATTTCGCCGACCGCGCCGGCCGTGGTGCCGGCGAACAGCGTGGTCCACGTCGCGCCATTGGCGCTGCCGTCGAGGTGATAGCCGGTCGCGCCAGAATTGAGGAACGGCGCGTCGTTCGGCGCATAGAGCGAGAACGAGGAGACCACATGGGTCTGCGCCGGCACCGTCGAGGGCAGCGTCAAGAGCGTGCCGGTCTTGTCGGCCGCCCAGTTCTTGCCGACCATGTTCTGGAAACTCGAATTGGAGACCGCGAGCGCCGCGCACAGCTCGGCGCGCTTGTTGGTGGCACCGTTGAACGCCGCGTCAACCCCGGCATTGAGCGTCATGTTGCCGATATTGCCGGTCTGCGGCGGAAGGGGAAGGAAGTTGCCCGCCGTGTTGAAGCCGAGCGGCGAGAGCGGGTTGTCGGCGAGGACATAGTTTTCGGGGCGCGGATC